ACAATGCGTCGGATGGGTATGCAGAAAGGGAAGTCGGTACGTCGGTTTAAGGGTCGTGCGGGTAAGACAATGGCCCTTAACCTACGGAATCCGCTGCGCGGTGGTTGGAGGCTGTAAGCGTGGCGTGCCACCATCCGTTTCGGATGTGGCGACATGACGGGAAAGTAACGCTGAGGCGTCCAGAGACTGATGATCGTGAAGCGATGGATATGCCGTGTGGTGGCTGTCTTGGTTGCCGTATGGACCGAGCTCGGTCGTGGGCTATCCGTAATCGTTTGGAGTTGGCGAATCATCAGAAAGCGTGCTGGACTACACTCACGTATTCGGATGAGAACTTGCCCGCGTATCGGTCCATTAGGCGAGATCATCTCTCCGGCTACATTAAGCGTTTACGAGCGCGTCTGTCGTTTGAAAAAATCCGATTTTTTGGTTGCGGAGAGTATGGCGAGCGTGGTGGGAGACCTCATTACCACGCGATTTTGTACGGCATCGGAGGTGAGGAATCCTCGATCCGTAAGGCTTGGCCGTTCGGGCATGTTGGAATACATGCGTTGACACCCGCTGCCATCAAGTATGTGGCAGGATATTGTGCGAAGAAAGAAGGGTGGCATGGAGAGTTCAAGGAGGTACTTGACAAAAGTACCGGAGAGTTGTATGGTCGTGAAGCGCCGTTCTTGTTGATGTCCAGGCGGCCTGGAATTGGCGGCGAGGCGCGAAAGCATTTTCAGAGTTGGGCTCGATACGCGGTGTTAGACGGCACGAAGTATCCGGTTCCTCGGTATTTGCACGAGGCGTTTAAGAAGCATGCGGACCCTGGGGTTGTCGAGGAAGTGCAATTTGAGCGTTGGAAGCAGAGAAAAGCTTACACGCGGGACCAGTTGGACGCGGCTGAGGCGATTGCCAAGTCGCGACTTTCACTTCAATCGGCAGGACGGAGGTACGGATGATAGTGTATGCGATTCGGGACAAGGTAGCGGAGAGCATTGGTCAGCAAGTTTGGCTATTTAAGGCCGACGCCGCTGCTATTCGTTTTTTTCATGATGTGTTGTCTGATTCTAAGAGTTATCCAGCAAATCATCCAGATGATTATGATTTGCTGGCTCTTGGTGTCGTTGAAGATTCTGGACAGATTACTACTGACGGGTGCCCGTCAGTGATTTTTACTGGAACGCAGTGGAAGCAGGCGAAGGAGGCTGCTGAGGCTGCCAAACTTGATGAGGCTATTGGCTGATGTCGTATCAACTTCCAGCTCGTAAGCTTGCTAGTCAGCAAGATAGTGCGATTATTCAGCGGCCTGATGTGCCGCGCTCGAAGTTTGTGGGGTCGTTTACTCGTAAAACGACTTTTAATGCGGGTTTGCTTATACCTTTTCTTTTAGATGAGGTATTGCCAGGCGATCATATGAAGTATGATTGCACGGCATATGTGCGTATGGCCACGCCGTATTTTCCGATGATGGATAATCAGCGGATTGATACGCATTTTTTCTTTGTTCCGAATCGTCTAGTTTGGTCAAATTGGCAGCGTTTTATGGGTGAGCAGGCTGACCCGAGCCAGTCGATTGATTTGGTCACGCCGAAGTGTGAAGGTCCTGGAACTGGTGTCGGTTCTGTGTGGGATTATTTTGGTTTGCCTGTGGCGGCGAGTTTGACTTATTTGTATCCTAATGAGTTGCCATTTCGGGCCTATAATCTCATTTATAATGAATGGTTCCGCGATGAGAATTTGATTGCGAAGGCGAATCAATTTACGAACGATGCGGGGCACACCGATACTCAGTTTGGCGTTAACGGGTTTCCGTTTCGTCGCGGGAAGAGTCAGGATTATTTTACGTCGGCACTTCCGTGGCCGCAGAAGTTTACTGCGCCGTCTATTCAGTCGGCGGTTAGTGGTTTAGGTATTGCGTCAGCGGATCTAAATGTAGGTACGGGCCCGATTGGATCGGTGATTGATACTTTTTCGCAGCCGTCTAATACGTCGTATTCAAATGCGTATGATGGTACGACTGTGCCGTATTGGATGAAAGCGACGGCGGCGGGTTATCCGCAAGTTTATGCGGAGGCAAGTGTTAATTCGTTCCGTCAGGCCTTTTTGGTTCAGCAGCTTCTTGAGCGCGATGCGCGTGGTGGTACGCGTTACACTGAGATTATTCGGTCGCATTTTGGTGTTATATCTCCGGATGCGCGCCAGCAACGTCCGGAGTATATTGGTGGAGGTTCCTCAGCGTTGAACATTACGCCTGTTGCGCAGACTACAGGCGGCGCGGGAACGATTGGTGTTCTTGGAGCCGCTGCGACGTCTATTGGTAAGCATATGGCGTCATATGCGTCGACGGAGCACGGGTACATTATTGGTCTGATTTCTGTTCGGTCTGAGTTGTCGTACGGGCAGGGTGTACCGAGGCATTTTTCTAGGTCGACGAGGTATGATTACTACTGGCCGTCGTTGGCTGGTCTTGGTGAGCAGGCTGTGTTGCGTAAGGAGATTTTTGCGACGGGTAACGTTGCTTCTGACAACACGGTGTTTGGATACCAAGAGCGTTGGCATGAGTATCGTACGCGGTATTCTGATGTCACTGGTCGGTTTCGTACGGATGTCGCTAACACGTTGAGCGCCTGGCATTTAGCGCAGAATTTTGTTTCTGCGCCGGTTCTTGGGCAGACGTTTATTCAGGATACGCCGCCTATGGCTCGTGTGCTGTCAGGCGGTTCGACGGTTGCGGAGCAGAATATTGAGTATTTGGCGGATATTCTGATTCAGCGTGAGGCAGTCCGTCCGCTGCCGATGTTTGGTACACCAGTGACGCTTGGTCGGTTCTAATGCCTTTTCCGGCGATCCTATCAACGATAGGCAAAGCTGTAGGAAAGGTGGCTCCCGCCGTCCTAGATGTTTTAGGGCGGCGGCAGCAGAACCAAGCGCAGCGAGCCGAGGCGAGGCGAGCTGAGGCTTTTGCTGAGAGGATGAGTAGTACGCAAGTGCAACGGCGGAAAGCCGATTTAGAAGCGGCTGGATTTAATCCGGCGTTGGCGTTTGGCGATAGCGCCAGTTCCCCTGGGGGAACACAGGCGCAAATTGGGGGTGAGTTGGGCGGCGCTGTGTCGTCCGCCCAGGCTGCGGCGATGAATAGAGCGCAGCTTGATTTGGTGCGTCAGCAGATGGAGATAGCGAAGCAGCAGGGTATTAAGGCGAAAGCTGAGGCGCAAGTTGCGGGGTTTGATGCGACTAAGCGTAGTATGGAGCAGAGTGTTTGGAACGCAATAGCCAGTGGGCAGGAGGTTAATCTTCAGTCGCCTTTGGCTAAGTCTATAGCATCGCAGTTTGAGGCGACGAGCTTGGCTCCTGAATCCATTCGTGCCAGTAATAGTGCTTTGGCAGCGCGAGCGAAAGTCGATGGAACGAGTGCGGCTATTCAGGATTTTGATCGTCGATTTTTGGAGCAGATGCAGACTGAGAAGGGTAATGTGTCGAAGATATTGAACATGTTGATGCCTATTCTGAGGATGTTTAAATAATGCCTTTTTCATTGGATGATTTGTCTAAGATTGCCGAGAAGGAAGTAAGGTGTGATGTGGTATGTAGTGTTGATGAGGATATGACTCGGCAGGAGTTTAAGGATGAGTGTGATGTAAATCACATTTTGCGTCAGCATGGGTATATGGTTCGTCCGGTAGTGTATGGCGAACATAATTTTGATGAGGATCTGACTGTTCAGATGCAGTCAAGGTCAATTTTTCAGTTCTGGTATGACTCAGCCCCGGCTGAGGTTCGGGATGCTTATCCCGATTTGGGCTCCTTTTTGGCCGCATTTGGCTCAGGAGCCCTTAAAACGGGGATGGCAGGGGTGGAGGTACCCTCCACGCCTGACAACCCCGGGGCAAGCCAGCCTGAGGCTGGCGCGGCAGGTTAGCACGTATACTATACTTGATAAATACGTGCTAACTGACAGCTTTTCACACACACGGAGGTTACAATGCGTCGGATGGGTATGCAGAAAGGGAAGTCGGTACGTCGGTTTAAGGGTCGTGCGGGTAAGACAATGGCCCTTACACTACGGAATCCGCTGCGCGGTGGTTGGAGGCAGTAAGCGTGGCGTGCCAC